CAGATAGACGAAGCGTTAGAAACAGAATCAGAAATAGAATTTGTAAAACCAGACGGAATGAAAGCCGTTGGTCCTATTCTAAAAATGTGTGAGAACACTTACAATGTTAAAGATAAACATACAGGTAAGTCATTCACATTTAAATATATAGAGGAAGAAAAAGTGAAAACATTTAAACAGATTATATCTGAAGCAAAATTTCCAAAGAAACTAGTTAGACAGGCCATGGGTATTGTTTGGGATAAACGATACGCAGGTGGAAACATGACTGGAGCTATTAACGCTATAGAGAAATTAAAGAAAGGTCTATCAGACGACCCAGCTGTAAGTAACGCATTAAGATTGGCCAACGAATCCTTTCAGAGTCCATTCTTCAATGCACTATCAGAAGATGATAAAGCAGCATACCAAGCATTCTTCAATAAAGCAATGAAGAAATTTGGTATCAGTTCTCCATCTGAATTATCAGGTGAGAAAGAGAAAGAATTCTATGACTATATTGATAAGAATTGGAAAGCTGATCATGAAGAAGTAGACGAAGCTTCTCCACTGATTAAAAATCAACCGTCATTAAAACAAATACAAAAAATGAAGGCCGATGTTAAAAAGAAAGTAAAAGTTAAACATGATCTTGTTCGTATTCAAATGAAAAATATTCTTTATGTTGACAAAAAAGATGTAAGGAAAGCTGAACAACAGTTAGCTAAAACTAATTATAAGAGAGATATTGAAGTTAGAGCTGAACCAAATCGTGAAGATGTTGATATGCATAAATCTTATAAGATTGATGGTAGAAGAACTAACTTTCGTGAAAAGATGAGAAAGTTAGGATATATCAAGGTCAGATAAAATGATTGATGAAGGCAGAAGAGCACCAGATTTGGGAATGCCTTCACAAGCAGGTAATAATTTACTATACGCTTTAGTTCAAAAAGCTAAAACGGAAAAAGATTTACTTAGTATGATTGATAAGTTAGCACTCAAATTGGGTGGTAAATACAAAGATGCTAAGGATGAACTAATCACTAGAGCTGCTGTTGACGCCTTTAATAATAAAGGTAATAAAGGTCAACAGGGAACAGCTGATAGAAATGTGTATGTTCAAATTAAGGGTGCTGCAGACCTCGCGGGAGGCAGTGAAATTAAATTAGATGATAAGAGTAAAGTTAAGCTATCTAAAAAAGATGCTGAACGAGTGCTCAAAAACTTAGAGAAAGTCAAACCCGCTCAGCGTGGACAAGTTCAAAAGGCCATGCAGAAGGATAAAAAGACTTTTGATAAGTATGTAAAAATTCTAAATGTATAAATACATATAGAATTTAATTATTTTTAAATAACGAGGAAAATAAAATGCCACTATGGGGAGCAACAGACGCAGACGAGTCAAAACCTAAACACTTGACTACTGCACAAAAGAAAGAAGTCTACGCAGCAGCAGGTGGATGGACAGTTGAAGCAGGTTCTACAATGACTGGAAATAGTAACACAAGTGCTACTCCAGAGATTTTAGTGGCTATTGGTTCACTAACAACATCACTTGGCACAGCAGACATAACAGAAATCGAATGGATCACAACAGCCGCTGATAAATCAGATGGATTCTCACTTTCAGTAAGAGCCAGATTTAACGAAGCAGTTGATGTCGATACAGGAAGTGGAGTACCTTACTTAGCTATTACTAACGGAAACGAAGGTTCTGGTTCAGGTAGAGGACCACACAACTTACCATACGCTTCTGGAACAGGAAGTAATGAGTTAGTATTCACACTAGCGATAGCAGCAGGTAACGCAGCTACAAACGCAAGTGATGTTCTAACTGTTGGAACTAACGCTATGAACTTGAACTCTGGTACAATTAAAGATGCCGGAACATCAAGTAATTCAACAATTACTAATAGTTCAGCGATTGGAACAGCGGCTGGTTCAATAACAGTATCAGCGTAATAGGATAAAATTATGAAATCTTTTAGAACATTTGTAAAAGAGAGTCATGGATCACACGGGATATCATCTGATATCCCAGCTGATTTTCATATGCTCGATCAAGAAGATGTTAAGACTAGAGTGAATGCATGGTTAGAAGGATGTTCTAATCAAGAATTTATGAGTGTTGAAGCCGCTTTAACTCAATTAGCAGGTAAAGTTCAACAATTAGGACTAACATTTGATAGACCAGAAACAACAGGTGAATCGGGTAGTTTATCATTACCAGTATCACAATTTGGAGAGAAATTAGATCCAGCTGAAACTCATGTTTTAGTTCCAACTATACCAGAAGACTTGTCAATGAATATTGAATATATGACAAGTGGCCAAGGTAGTTTTAGGATCAAAGCTAAATTGAACTAGTTTCTGTAAGTCATATATACTTACATGATGAATATATTTGAAGAGCTCAATGACGAGAATTTTACTCTATTTGCAATCAGACATTACGATAACCCACAATGTACTTCTACAGAGGAATTCTATGAAGACATTAGACGGTTCAGGTATCTGAAAAGATTATTAAGGCGATATCAAAAGACAGGTGAGTTGAGAGAACGATTGATTCTCAACCATCTTATTGTGTTGAATAATTTGTTTGGTGTAGATAACACCACAAGAATGTTAGAATTCAAGTTAGAAGAAGAATTCTGGCCGATATTAAAGACTTGTCTTTTATACTTAGGATATATTGATGAAGATTGGAAACAAGAAATTCCATTAGACGAAGAAGTAACAAAAAGAATGAGAGAATTATAAATGGCAAGCAGAGCTATAGACACGGTAATCACATTTAGAGTATTAAAACTCTTAACTACAAAATGGGAAGATCAAGAAGCCTTTAAAGCAGGTATCATTGATGATAAAGGTAAGAGAATCAAGTCAGTTAAAGTAAATACTACAGAACTTAAAAAATCTTATACATTCCTTCATAGACTAGTATTCAATCTAAAAAGACTAATTGAAATATTACCATTGGGTAAGACTAGATTAGCATCATACGCAGCAGCATTGTTTCTTATCAAAGAACATTGTAATCTCAAAGGCACACAATTAGACAAAGAAGTTTTCAAGTATCTAAAGGAAGGTGATTTTTTACCTGATAATCTTTTAGAAGAATTTTCACCTATTAATAAATTAGAAGCTGAAAAAACATTTCATCTAAGACGAAACATGATCATAGATGAAGAAATAGACGGTGAAAGAGGCGATACATTAATCAATTCAGGTGCAAAGCCTGTTGGAAAAGTGTATGGAGTGAGTCTCTTTCGCATGTATAACATTGATAAAAATCAGATGATGATCTGTTCAGGTCATGATCTAAGATAGATAAAAGGAGTATATTATGAATCTATTAAACCTCACATTAAACCAACCATTAGAACCAAAAATTGGACAAGAATTATTTCAAGATAAGAGAGTAATTGTATTCGGATTACCTGGTGCATTTACACCAACTTGTTCAACTAAACAATTACCAGGATTTGAAGAAATGTATGATCAATTCAGAGAAAAAGGAATTGATGAAATATATTGTGTTTCAGTCAATGACGGATTTGTTATGAGAGCATGGGCTAAAGAACACACTTGTGGAACTAAAGTTCAATGTATAGCAGACGGAAATGGTGACTTTACTAGAAGAATGGGTATGTTAGTTGAAAAGAACAATTTGGGATTCGGAATGAGGAGTTGGAGATACGCTGCTGTTATAAATAATGGTATAGTAGAAACAATGTTCGCCGAGGACGGTATTGAAGACAATCATGGAGAAGATCCATATGTCAATTCAACACCAGAAAATGTTTATGAGAAATTATAAGAAAGAAAGAGAAAACTATCATTCAAGACCAGAACAGATGTTAAGAAACGCTGCTCGTAAGAGAGCTCGTAGACAGATGGAAAAAGAGGGTAAAGCAAAACCTGGTGATGGTAAAGATGTTCATCATAAAGATAACAATCCATTGAATAATGATAAAGACAATCTTTCTTTAGTAACTCAACATTATAATAGAAAAGAACCTAGATTGAGGGAGAAGAAATTGAAACTCAGGAAAGAAGACGCAGCAAGTAGAGCTCAAGAGATAGCTGATTTAAGAGCAAAACATAGAGATGAAATTGCTAAAGAACGAGAGGCTAGAGATAAAGAACGAGAGGCTGCTGAGAAAGAACGAGAAGCTGAGAGAGCTGCAGTTGAAGAGGATATGGGAACAGTCACAGGTCCTCATATAGCAGGCACAGGTGATGATTCATCCACAGTAATAGTTCGTAAAAAGAAGAACGCTGCTGTTCAAAGGAGACAAAAACAACTATTAAAAGATAGAATTAAAGAATTAGCTAGACAGTGGAAGAAATGAAAAAACTGTGGGGAAAATTTAAATCTATTTTAAAGAAAGTCTGGAATCTAATATCAAAATTCTTCGTCTGGTTGTATCTCAGATTTATGAGGTTTTTTGAAGACCATAAATATCTTCATGTGACTCACACTAAGTATGATTCTGAAGGTGCAGTCGTAGAAACATTAATTAAGAGTTTTACAGTAAGAAAGTTTTATAAGTGCACAAATAAACATATAAAGTTTAAAACTTATGACGGAACATTAGTTGAACTAAAAACAGCAACACCGATGGACTATATGACAGAAACTATAGTTGGTGAAGTTAAAACATTTGAGTAGGAGAATATCATGGTTGAAAAAATAATAGCAGAGAGTTTAGGTATTGATCAAGGAATGATCAAAGATGAATCAAATTTTGTCAATGATCTAGGTGCAGATTCATTAAACATTGTAGAAGTAGTAATGGCAATCGAAGAGGAATACGATATCGAAATTCCTGATGAAGATGCTGAAACATTACATACTGTAGGTGAACTGAAACAGTATATTGAGGACAATTCATAGTGCAACAGTTCTTTATAGCGATAATAGTAATTCTAGGAATTGCATCCTGGTGGTTGTATTCAGAGAATCAAGTTCTAACAATGAACAACATGCAATTAGAAAATTCTATTAAACAACAAGAAGAAGCTATAGCCGTAATGAAAGAAAGTTATGAGAAACAGGGTAAAGCCTTAAATCAATTAACATCTAAAAACGCTCAGATTGAAGCTGAGATGAATGGATACTTAGACATATTCAGAAGACATAATTTGAATAAATTAGCAATAGCTAAACCAGGTATGATAGAAACAAGGGCCAATGATCAAACAAAGGCCGTATTTGAGAGTATAGAAAATGACAGTAAAGAGCTCGATTCGCTGGACGATCCTAGCGCCGATATTAACCCTAATAATTAGTGGTTGTTCCCTGATGGGAACAAAACAGATTGAGGTTTCTAGTAAACCAATTGAGATTGATATCATTCAACCAGCAATGCCTAGAAATATTGATCTTAAAGATCCTAAATGGCATGTAGTATCAACTGCTAAAATAACCAATCCTTGTGTAAAAGATACAGAAGGTAAAAGACCTAAGATGGATCACCCTGATGGTTTATTGAAAGAAAATGGTAAACCTGTTAGAGTATGTGCATTAGGCAAAGAGAATCCTGATTGGCCAGAAGGCTATACTTATCTAGATAAATTTTTAGATGATGTTAAAAAGAAAAATAATGGAGATGTTGTATTCTTTGCAATATCAGTTGAAGACTATGAACTCATGGCTTATAACATGCAAGAACTTAGAAGATATATAAGAGAAGTTCAAGAAGTAATTGTCTATTATCGTAATGTCACAATCAAAACACCCAAAGGTGATAAAGACGCTGTTGGGGCCAAAGTTATCAAAGACTAAATTTAAAAGCTTGACGGATTTACAAATCCGTAGTATACTATATAATAGAGTAGTTAAATAAACTTAAAACCTTTATTTTAACTATAATTTTAACACTGCGTAATTGCAGATAACAATAAAGAAGGAGGACAGTAAAATGTCAAACGAAAATATAAACGATTTTAATCGTAAAGCACAAAGTGATAATTCTATCACAAATTCATTCACCGAAGATCATTTAAAGATCGCTTCAAAAGCATTTGAGTCATTAAGAAACTCATGGGCTAACGGAGTTCTTAATGATGATTTTGAATTCATAAAACTCAGTAAAAAGAATCCTGAGTTGGTGAACACTAACCTAATCAATTTTGATACTGAAAAGAACATTCAAGAATACAGAGCTTCTAAGAGAAACCCTAGTATAAATGATGTGAAGCGAAGTATTCAAGAACAAGGGTATAAACTCAATAAAGAAATGCCGGTTCTATATAAGAACCCTGACGGAACTTATGAGATCATTACAGGTAATACAAGATATTGGGTATTAGAACAGTTCAATTTTACTAATATAATAGCCTATGTCTATGAAGGAAAATCAAAAACTAATACTAAAGGTATAGAACTAGATAAAAGAGAATTATCAGTGGTTCTAAACCCAGCTGAGGACCCGTCAGAACCAGCTTCTATGGAAGATGTAATACAATACGGACTAGCAGTTTGTAACGCTAATGTTATTGATGTAAATAGTCCGACTGCATTTGATCAAATCAAAAAGAAAATAGCAAGGTCAACATTTGCAATACAATTATCTGAATCTAAAGTAAGTTATTGTGTAGCAACTATAATGAACAGAGCAGATGGATATGCTGGTGAAGAAATAGTTCCCTTGAATAATATAGAAGCCAATAAATGGATTCATGATGCAAAACTTATCAATATACCCAACAAAGTTAGATATATTGTAAAGAGTTATGATATGGTGAGAAGCAATGTTGTTGAAGCCATACAAGAAGCATCACAATATCCCAATGAAGAAGTAAGACTGATAATTCATGGTGGAATATTGGGTGGTAATCCGGGTTCAACTTGGGAAAATAGAGTAACAAAGTTCTGGTATAGAAAGAACGAAATACTCAATGATTTTCAACAAGTGATATTTGGTGGTAAAACTAAAGACATACAGAACTTTGTATTGTATGGTGCTATACCACAAGTAGAGAGTATGCATGATTTAAATAAACTTGTATTATTCAATCAAAGAAATGGTTCATTATATCAGAAGTGAGGCATTGACAAATCTGCGTTTTGTAGTATAATAGATATATAGATTATGTTTTGGGTTGATAAGAAATATTTACGGTTAGTTAGTTCTCGCTTTCGCAATAGTAAGTGGAAGAATGAAGAACTATTGAATCATTCATGTCCATATTGTGGTGATTCTGAAAAGAATCCACTCAAGGCAAGAGGATATCATTTCAAGATGAAAGAGACATTCATCTATAAATGTCATAACTGTAGTATTTCTAAACCCTTTGGGAAATTTCTTAAAGAACAAGACACTTCATTATGGAAACAGTATGCAGTAGAAAAGTTCTATAAGAAAGACCCAACATTTACAGAAGTCAAAGTTCCTAAGTCAACAGTTGTTTTTAAAGATGATCCACTCAAAAAGGTGGGTTGTATACCAGCTGTAGATGCACAACGAGCGAGAGATTATTTAAACATTCGTCAGATTCCTAAAGATAAATGGGATGATCTGTATTACATTGAGCGTAGCCAATCTCTAACTTCTTTGGATTATAAGTATAAAGATAGAGTATTTGGAAATGATCCAAGACTAGTTATTCCTTTCTATTCAAGACAAGGAAAACTAATTGGGGTTTCAGGTAGGGCTCTTAACAGTAACAACCTTAGGTATCTAACACTAAAATTTGATGATCAAGAATCTCTCATTTACGGCTTACGAACAGTCGATTATAATAAGAAGGTATATGTTACAGAAGGACCGATTGATAGCCTGTTTCTCCCAAATGCGATTGCTGTCGCAGGCAGTGATTTCTCAAAATTAAAATCTTATGTCCCAACAGAACAAGCTGTTGTGGTATTTGATAATGAAAGAAGAAATCCAGAACTAGTCAAAAAGATGGATCAGATTATTGATGATGGATTTACTATCTGTTTATGGCCTAAGACTATAAATCAGAAAGACATTAATGACATGATTCTAAATGGTCTATCGGCGAATGTTGTCGAACAGACAATTAATGAGAATAAATTTTCAGGGTTATCAGCTAAGATGGCTTTGAGTGATTGGAGCAGAGTAAGTGGGTGAGATATTGAATCAGACGAAAATTGTTAAAAGAAGCGGTGAGTTAGAACCAATAGATTTACAAAAAGTTCATAGAATGGTGGAGGCAGCCTGTAAAGATGTAGCAGGTGTGTCAGAGTCTGCTGTTGAAATGAACTCAGGATTACAGTTTTATGATGGAATGACATCAACAGAGATTCAGAGTATTCTGATTAAGAGTGCTGCTGATCTAATATCATTAGATAGTCCAAACTATCAATATGTGGCAGCGAGACTGTTGTTGTTTCAAGTAAGAAAAAGTGTGTTTAACACTAAATGGAAAGATTCTAAGATTTATCCTCCATTGAAAGATATCGTTACACGAAATATCAATTATAATGTGTATGACGATAAACTTATCACATATTATAGTGACGAGGAGTGGGATAAATTAGACAGCTATATGAAACATGATAGAGATTTCTTTTTCACATATGCTGGATTAAGACAAGTAGTAGACAAGTATCTAGTTCAGGACAGAAGTTCTGATAAGTTATTTGAATCGCCACAATATATGTATATGTTGATCGCTGCTGTTTTATTCAAGGGTTATCCAACAGAAAAGAGGTTATCGTATGTCAAAAGATATTACGACGCCGTATCTACATTCAAGATCAATATTCCAACACCTATTATGGCAGGTATTAGAACTCCTCTTAGGCAGTTTGCGAGTTGCGTCTTGGTTGATTCTGATGATACTTTGGACAGTATTTTTAGTTCTGATATGGCTATTGGTCGTTATGTTGCACAGCGTGCGGGAATTGGTATTAATGCTGGTCGAATTCGAGGATTGGGTTCAAAGATTCGCGGCGGGGAAGTACAACACACGGGAGTCATTCCGTTTCTTAAAAAGTTTGAATCGACAGTTCGGTGTTGCACTCAAAATGGCGTTCGAGGAGGTTCGGCTACTGTCCATTTTCCAATCTGGCATCAAGAGATTGAAGACATTCTTGTTCTCAAGAACAACAAAGGAACAGAAGACAATAGAGTAAGAAAACTAGACTATAGTATTCAAATATCTAAACTGTTCTATGAAAGATTCCTAAAGAACGAAGATATATCATTATTCAGTCCACATGAAGTCCCTGGATTATATGACGCTTTTGGGACAGATAAATTTGATGAACTCTATGAACAATATGAAAGAGCATACTCTATACCCAAAAATAAAGTTAACGCTCAAAGTTTATTCATGGAGTTGCTCAAAGAAAGAGCAGAGACAGGTAGAATCTATATTATGAATATAGACCATTGTAATAGTCATTCATCATTTGATGCGACAGAAGATGCTGGTAAAATCAATATGTCAAATTTATGTCAAGAGATCACATTACCAACAGAGCCATTAGACAGTCCAAATGATACTAATGGTGAAATAGCCTTATGTATTTTATCAGCTATTAATGTTGGTCAGTTGACTCAAGACTTGAAAGATTTACCTGAAATATGTGATTTGGCTGTCAGAGCATTAGATGAAGTAATCGATTATCAAGACTATCCTGTTCCAGCTGCGTATCATTCAACAATTAATAGAAGAAGTCTTGGTATCGGATATATCGGATTGGCACATTTCTTAGCAAAGAACAAATTCAAGTATGATGATCCTGCAGCTCATAAATTAGTTCATAGACTATCTGAACATTTTCAATACAATTTGATAAAGAGTTCAATAGAATTAGCCAAAGAGAAAGGTCCTTGTGGATATATTAGTCAGACAAAATACTATAAGGGATTACTACCTATTGATCATTACAAGAAAGATGTAGATGAATTAGTCAAACCCAAATATGAATGTGATTGGGAATCATTAAGAGAAGATATAAACAAGTATGGTATAAGAAACTCTACTTTATCAGCTCAGATGCCGTCTGAGAGTTCCTCAGTGGTCTCTAATGAAACGAATGGCATAGAACCACCTCGAGACTATCTAAGTATTAAGAAATCTAAGAAAGGACCACTCAAACAGATAGTCCCAGGATATCCACATCTAAAGAATTTCTATACACTATTATGGGATCAACCCAATAATGATGGATATATCAAAGTAGTGGCTATCATGCAGAAATTCTTTGATCAAGCGATATCAGGTAATTGGAGTTATAATCCAGAAAACTATGAAAACAATGAAGTCCCATTATCTGAAATGGCCAAAGATATGTTGAATACATATAAGTATGGCTGGAAGACATCTTATTATCAGAACACATACGATAGTAAAACAGATGAAGATATTGAAGATGATAGAGAGAATGAAGCCGTTGACATTGTTGCCAATGATAGTTATGAAAATTTTGATGATGATGAAGATTGTGATGCGTGTGCAATATGAGTATATTTAACAGAAAGAAAGTCAATTATTTAAAACAACCCATGTTCTTTGGAGAAGAACTAAACACGCAACGATATGATGATTTCAAATATCCTATATTTGATAAACTAACACAAACACAACTAGGATATTTCTGGAGACCAGAAGAAGTATCTCTACAGAAAGACCGAAACGATTATCAATCACTAGACGAAGGACAAAAACACATCTTTACTGCTAATCTAAAATATCAGACACTATTAGATTCAGTTCAAGGTCGTGGTCCAGCTATAGCCTTACTGCCGTATTGTTCTATTCCAGAATTAGAAGGCTGCATAATAGCTTGGGACTTTATGGAGTCTATACATAGTCGGTCATACACATATATAATGAAGAACTTATACCCAAATCCTGGTGAAGTCTTTGACACTATTCTAGATACAAAAGAGATAGTATCAAGAGCTGAATCAGTCACTAAATGCTATGATGATTTCATAGAATACGCACAGAAGTATCATCTAGGATATGTTAAAGATACTAGACTACTCAAGAAGAAGTTTTACTTGATGTTAATCAGTATCAATATACTAGAAGGCATAAGATTCTATGTATCGTTTGCATGCACATTTGGTTTTGGAGAGTTGAGACTCATGGAGGGATCTGCAAAGATCATTTCCTTCATTGCTCGAGATGAGTCTCAACATCTCGCTGTAACACAACACATCATTAAGAACTATAAGAAGTTTGAGAATGACAAAGAAATGTTATCAATAATGAATGAGTGTGAAGATGAAGTTTACGATATGTATAAACAATCAGTTGAAGAAGAAAAAGATTGGGCAAAGTATCTGTTTAAAGATGGTTCAATGATTGGACTATCAGAGACATTACTAGGCAATTATGTTGAATACATTTGTAATAAGAGACTCAGAGGTATAGGACTTGACCCTATATTTGATATATCAAGTAGAAACAATCCACTCCCTTGGACTAAACATTGGTTATCATCTAGAGGACAACAGAACGCACCACAAGAGACTGAAATAGAGTCATATATAATTGGTGGAATTAAACAAGATATAGAAGAAAACACATTCGGAGATTTTAAATTATGATGAAGAAGTGGTATCAAATACTATGGGGAAGTCGTGAAGAAGATGAACTGGTTCAACGAGTTCAACAAGTCGAGACTAAACTACATGGTATGGGTGATATAACAGATGAACCATCTTATCAAAGAGATGTTGATCCTGACGAATTAAACATAGAGAATGCTTACAAAACACGATGGATATGGTATCACACGATACTAGGTCTGTTAATGTTAATGGCCAATATGATCATGTTAGCAATCTTTACACTACTAGCAATAAAACTATGAAAATAGAGATATACAGTAAACCAGCTTGTCCTTTTTGTGACAAAGCATTGTTTCTAGCACAACAAGTCGTGAAAGATTCAGTTCATACTTACAACAAGTATATGTTAGATGAAGACTTCACTAGAGAAGAACTCTTTGAACAGTTTCCAACAGCCAGAACATTTCCACAAATTAGAATTAGAGAAACCGATAACACTTGGACTTACATAGGTGGTTATACAGAATTTGAAGCGTTTATAAAGGACAATAAATACTAATGGATAACTTAGAACATCATGACGAGAATTGTATTGAGATGTTTTGTGAAGAATGCGGAGCTGACTTTACAGTAGAACACGACATGGGATTATCATATATCCCACATCATTGTGTCTTCTGTGGTTCAGAGATATACCGCGAAGAGGAAATTATAGATTATGAAAAAGCAGAAGAAGATCAGTCAATACATTGACGGTATCATAGGCATACTGATATTAGGGAGTATTCTACTCTTTATTACAGCATGTCAATCAACAGTAATATTACCAGGACTTTGTTATAACGACAGAGACGGAACACATATTTGCCCAAAATCAGAAGAAGATTATGAGAGAGACATGGAAGAACTTGAACCTATCTATGAGGCATGTGAAGAATGGGAATCACATGATGGTGAAACATGGATGCAATGTATCATGAACGAACAAAGACGAAGACAATTATATGAGAGGCATAAGAACACGGCATGAAAAGTAAAGCACCACCAAAATTGGGTGATAAGATAGTTCATCACGAAC